ACAAGAGAAACAATGGATACACTTCGGGCAATTGCAGCTGATAGATATGGCGATGAAAACAAGATTGATCATAGAGATTTAGAGATACAAGAAATCGGTGAGAATGGTCAAGTCATGCAGATACACCAGATTGATGTCGATAAAATAGGTGATATGGCTTATCTTAAAGACATTATTAGAGGGATGTTAGCAGAAACACAGACATCACAAGCAGCAATGGAATTTGTAAGAACAGATACTGCAAGTCCACAGTCTGGTGTAGCAAAGTTCTATGACTTGCTTGTATCTTTGATGAAAGCAGAACAAATCAGAAATGATTATGTTGAATTTCTTAAGAAGTTATTCGAGAGTGCCTTATGGTTAGCGAATAAAGAGAACGACAGTATCATCATTGAAGAGCCTAACATCACAGTTCAAGCGATGATTCCGGTACCTGAAAAAGAAGTCACTGATGCGAATATTGCGAAGTACAATGCTAAAGTACAATCGCTTGAAGAGACAGTGAGACTCAACAATCCTGATAAGACAGATGAATGGGTGTATGAAGAAGTTGATCGTATCAAATCGGAATCGACATCACAAGATAGCATGAGTGTTCTAAATGGCAATAATACGTTGAATAACTTCTTAAACAATAGGCAACCTGATGGAACGCCACTCGATGAACTAGGAAATCCAATCAAGGAGTGATTAGATGAACGCCGAACAATTAACATTGCTGGTTGATGAATTGAAGAAGCACATTGTATCACTTCTGCACAATACTGATCACTTAAAAGATAAAGACGTTCAAAAAACATTACTGACAATCAATAAAATATTTGATGAACTAGGATTTACTGTTCAAGAGGTGTTACCTGTTGAATTAGCAAAGTCCTATTTTATTGCGATTGATGAAGCTACAGAAGATTTACAAGAGCAAGGCATACAGTTGAATGGTCGAGCAATTGTCGATGGAGTTGTACAAACGGAATTTAAGACACAAGCTAACGTTGAAGCATTATCGAATATCGTTACTGATGCGATGTTAGATATGCAAGCAGCAATTAGAACCGCTAAAGAAAACTTTAATAATAGTTATATGCAGACATTAGAAGCAGTCAGAAGTGACATAAGCAAAGGAATGCTAGATGGTAACAATCGTGAAGCAATCATAAAGCGTGTATCAGATACATTCTTACAAGACGGATTTACTTCATTTAAGACTGTAGATGGTAAGCAGTTACCTTTAGACTTCTACTCACGTACAGTAGTCAGAACGAAAATGAGGACAGCAACGAATCATGGTCATCTAACTAGATATGAAGAAGCGGGTGTCAATCTTGTAACGATAACAGGCAGAGAGCCTACCTGTGGTATATGTGCCAGGTATCGCAATCATGTATTCAGTATCGACGGAGAAGATAAACGATTCCCACATATCAATGTATACGAACTATTTCCATTACATCCAAATTGCGAATGTCGTATAAGACCATTTGTAATTGAATATAAAAGTCAGTCTGAAATCAATAAAGCTGTTGTTAAAGCGAAGTCATTTAATCCTGATATTGATCCAAGAGCTCAAAAACAAAAAGATGCATACAAGCAAGACCAGGATAAGAAACGTATCGCAAGACAAGAAGATAAGCATTACATAAAGATGAAAGCGATATTAGGTGATAAAGCGCCAAAGAATATTGGTGCATATCGAAATATCAAGCGTAATAACCCTAAAAAGTTGAGCAAATTGAAAAATGACCTCAAACAAAGATTGAGATATAATAATAATAATAAAAATAATGAGGTTTAAGAAATGGATGAGCAAGTAATAAAAGAATTAATTGATGCTGGCAAGCAATGGTCCGCCAAAATAACCAATGAAGAATCTATTGCTATGTATGATTATACTAATATGGGTTATATTGATATAAACGCTTACTTAATTTCTGGCAAAAATGATGATACGATTTTAAACAAGAAAATAGAATTAATCAGTAATGCAATTTCGAAGTTTAATTTTGATAAGCCAATAACAGTATATAGAGGTGTATCATATACAGAATATGATGTAATTTTGAATTCTAATATATTAAATACTTTTGAGTCTTTTAAAAGTACATCCATCTATACTGATGTTGCTAATAGATTCCCTGAAGATAAAGAAACAGAATACATCATTCTTTTTAAAGTGCCTCCAAATTCAAAAGGTGCTTATATAGAATCAAACAGTGAGTTCCCTGAAGAGTTTGAATACTTGTTAGATAAAGGAACTAGGTATATAATAAATGGACAGGAAAGTAATGTAGCGAATAAAATTTTGGTTTTGGAGGTGTTGAATAATGACTATTAAACTTGTAAATAATAGTGTTTATAATACTCAAGAAGAAAGAATGGCAGCAATCAAAAAAATTTATGGCACTAAATCAGGCAGACGTACAACCATTCGAAAAAAAAGAGAAGCGGATGCTAAAATTGCAAGAATGGCACAAGAGAAAATATATGGTCGTGTTTTAACCGAAGAAGAAACTAAAAAAAATATCGAAAAAAGATTGAAAGAATTAAAAATAAATTAACATCCAAACACCTAACTTTTCTTAGGTGTTTTTATTATGCAATTCGTCCTAGACATGACGTTAAAAGGTCTCTTTATTATGGATAGCTTTAAAACTCACATCCAGAAAGGAATAGTGATCACTTAAGTATCTCATGATGGTGGTATTCCATCAGGTATTGTGAGTGACATCATACTCACGCGTCCAGCTTATCGACGCTATAAATGTAAGTGTCGTTCGCTTGTACGTCAACAAGCTAGTCAATCGCTGACTTTACAGCGTAATAAAATGTAGACGAAAAGAGGAGAATTAATATGGAGCGTAAAGATTTAACGGAATTAGGCATTGAAGCAGAAGCAGTTGATAAAATCATGGAAATGTACGGTAAAGATGTCAATCCAATTAAACAGGAAAATGAATCGTTGAAAGCAGAAGTGAAATCTTTTAAAGAGCAAGTAGCTGATCGTGATAACCAACTTGATGAAATTAAAACTAAAGTTGGTGATGCTGAAGCTTTAAACGCAACAATTGATTCATTGAAACAAGCTAATAAGGATAAGGACGAAGCACATCAGAATTTAGTGAATCAAGTGAAGTTGGATTATGAAATTAAATTAGCATTAAACGAAGCCGGTGCAAAAAATGAAAGAGCAGTTAAAGCTTTAATAGACTTAGACACTGTAAAAATCAATGAAGACGGGCAGTTAATCGGTCTAAACGAGCAACTAACTAATCTAAAATCAACTGACGATTATTTATTTAATGGTCCAATCAATCCTAAAGACAAAGATATTAATAACAATCAGGAAAAGCCACTTAACAACCTTAATCCCGGAGGACTACAAGGAAATGGTGGTAAAGACCCAGACTTATCTGAAGTCGGAAAAGCACATGCAAAACGATTATTTAATAAAGAATAAGGAGGAAAATTAAATGAATTTAAAACCAAAAGTGAGCGCTCAATATAATAATGCTCCTACAGCATTCCGCGATTTTAAAGCAGTAGAATGGAAAGTGGGTAACGCGGTATTAGACGCTTCTAAACTTAAAAAAGGCCAAGTGATTAAACCTTTTACTGCTATTTTCTTAAATGAATCTACTGGTTTATTTGAATTAGTGGCAAGCGATACACCAGCAACAATGAAAGGTGCATTAATTACAGGTTCAGAAGAAGTAGTTATCGAAGATACTACTACAAACGAATTAGTATCAGCTATCCGTAAAGCATCTCTTATTGAAGAGCGTTGCACAGGTGTAACTGCAGACTTTAAAACAGCAACTCAAGGAAGATTAACGTTTGACGTTTAATCAATATAAAACTAGGAGGGAATTAAATGGTATTAGAGATTAAAGAATTTGAACAACCGGCATTACAAGCATTTATCGCTGAAGCGCCGATTAATAAAGAACACAGACTTGCTAAATGTTATCCTGTTGAGCAAGTTGATGAGATTTCAAGCGTATACGACTTAGTGACGAATCAAAAGATTGTTGCAGGTTCTATCGTTGGATTTAACGAAGGTACTCCTGTGAGAACTAAAAGATAAGCGAAACAAGCAGTGGCGAAATTAACTAAAATCGCTCACGCATATCACTTAGATGAAGAAGATATGTTTAAGTTCCGCAATCCACGTAATGACGAAGAGCGTCAGCGCATTATCGATCGTACATTACTAAGCACAGCTGAATTATCTGAAGGTATTGAAGATACTAAAGAATTGATTCGTGCTGAATTGACTTATCGTGGTCGTTTCAATTATGAAGATAAACGTGACAACGTTAAAATTCAGTTTGAATTAGAACGTCCTGATGGAAATGATATGACTTCTACAACGAAGTGGTCTGATACAACTAATTCTACA